TCCAGCACAGTTTAGTGTAGAGGAGGAAGTAGAACAAGATGATGTTAACTTTCCAACACCGGAGTATTGATGAGAACATTTAAAGTTTTAGGTGGACCTGGTTGTGGCAAGACAACTGAAATATTAAACAGATTGGGACGGAAGTTTAGAGAAGGATTGACTCCAAGTCAAGTTTTAATGATAGGTTTTGCCAAAGCAACAGTAGAAAATTTACAAGAAAGAGCCATAGAAGAATTAAAATTTACAGAAGCACAAGCTGAAAGTATTCAAACAATACACAAGTATTGTCTTGACAGACTTCCAATAAAAAATGTTTTTACATCAGAATACAAAAGAGATTTTAAAAACAAATTAAAGATAGATGAATCTAACTGGCAGTTTATTGATGGCGAACTTTCTACTGACGCAGAAGATTGTGTTGGTTGGGGCGATATAGAAGATAAAAAACTAGGCATTATTTTTGGACTAATTGGTTTAGCTAGACATAATATGTGTCACGAAATAGAGGATATATTAAACTATTACAATGAATCAGAGGATTATAAATATTCTAAATTAAAAAAAGCTGACATAGAGTGGGCACACAAAAATCTTACAGCATACAAAAAACAAAACTTTCTCGTGGACTTTGAGGATATGTTATACAAAGCTCTTTCAGACAACGTTAAGTTTGGAGATTACAAAATGGTTATGGTGGATGAAGTTCAAGACTTAACTGATCTTGAGTGGGCTGTGATAAAAAAATTAGCAAACAACACAGAAGAACTACATTTAGTGGGTGATGACGACCAAGCCATATATGGATGGAAAGGTGCAAAAGTTACCACATTTCAAAAATGGCCTTGTAAAGAAGAAGACATAACTATTTTAGATAAGACACATAGATTACCACACAATATACACTATTTTGTAACCCAAGAAATCATACCAGAAATAAAAAATAGAATGGGTAACAAATACCAAGTGGTTAAAAAAGATTTAGGTAAAATTTATACCACGTCTAATTTAGATGGATTAAGTAGAAGAGTAAAAGAATCTACCAGTATTATGTTTTGTGGTAGAACAAATGCAGCATGCAGACCTTACGTTGAGTTTTTAAAAGACGAAGGTATACCGTGGGAACAAAAAATTAGAGGTGGCAAAGCACAAGGTTTCCAAAGTAGTATTAATGCAGAAGACACACAAGCCATAAAAAACTGGCATGTATTAAAAACAGGTGGGTCTATTTCTGGTAGAGATGTTGTAAAACTATACGATAGATTAAAAGATGGTCTCATTAAAAAAGGTAAGAAGACTTATCTAAGCAACAAAGATACCTGCCCTAAAGAGTTTACAGATAAAGATAGAACCTTTGATTACAAAGAATTAAAAGAAAAATACTTTTTGTTAGCAGACGTAGACAAGTCTTGGCACGACTGCTTAACTTTTGAAACAACAAGAAAAAAATCTAGAGACAAACCAAATGCTTTGTTTGATGATGATTTAGATTACACAGAGTATGTAAAGTCTTGTTGGGACAAAGATAGAAATTTAAAGTCCAACATCTTAGTGGCAACTGTTCATGGAGTCAAAGGAATGGAAAGAGATGTTGTAGTATTATCTTGGGACTGGGGTGGAAGTCTTAGTTCATTTCGTAACGGTACAGAAGAACAGGAGGACGAAGAGGTTAGAACCTGTTACGTGGGAGCTACAAGAGCCAAGAAGACTTTAATTATATATCAACCACCTAAAGCAAACATCTTTCCTCTTCTAAACGTAGAGTATGAACAGTTATAAAAAACAAATAGGAGGATCTCACTACAAGAGAATGGCCTTTCAGCCAAGTGAGTTCATTAACAAGAATAGGTTGCCTTTCGCAGAAGGATCGGCTATTAAGTATATATGCAGACACACTGCAAAAGGTGGCGAGGAAGATATAAAGAAGGCGATACATTATTTAGAAATGATTCTTGAGAGGGACTATGCAGATACCGATATTTAAAGCGCAAACTGAATGGGTTTGTCCTGATGAGTTTCCTGATCTATCGAAGTATGATGAAATCGCAATCGACTTAGAAACAAAAGATCCTGATCTTAAAACAAAAGGCACAGCAGCTACAAGAGGCATTGGTGATGTTGTAGGTATAGCTGTCGCTGTAAAAAATTGGTCTGGATATTATCCAATAGCACATGAAAATGGTCCTAACTTAGAACGTAAAAAGGTTCTAGGTTGGTTTCAAGATGTTCTTAAAACAAGTGCAGATAAAATATTTCACAATGCCATGTACGATGTAATCTGGTTGCGAAGACTAGGGCTCACGGTACACGGAACAATCATTGATACCATGATCATGACTTCACTCGTTGATGAGAATAGGTTTAGATATGATCTAAACTCTGTGTCATTTGATTTTACAGGTTTAAGAAAAGATGAAGCAACACTACAACAAGCTGCAAAAGATTGGGGTATAGATCCAAAAGCAGAGATGTACAAACTACCAGCTATGTACGTAGGTGAATATGCAGAAAAAGATGCAGAGATAACTTTAGAGCTATGGCAAGAATTAAAAAAAGAAATAGCGAGTCAAGATTTATCTTCGATAGTAGAATTAGAAACCAAAGTTTTACCCGTTCTTGTGGATATGAAATGGAAAGGTGTAAGAATAGATGAAGACCATGTAGAAGTTTTAGAAAACAAATTTAAAAAAACAATCGATAGTAATTTACAAAGAGTGAAAGAAGCAGTAGGCTTTCACCCTGAAATATGGGCTGCCGCAAACATAGCAAAGGTATGTGATAGCCTAGGGATAAAAGATTACGAGAGAACAGAGAAAACAAAAAAGCCATCGTTTACAAAAAACTATTTAGCAAATCACCCAAACAGAATATTAAGAAGTATTGCCAATGCAAGACAATTAGATAAACTTAGAAATACTTTTTTAGAATCTATAAAAAATTATGTTCACAAAGGTAGAATATACGCTGACATACACCAATTAAAAGGAGATCAGGGTGGCACGGTAACAGGTAGACTATCTTACTCACATCCAAACTTACAACAATTACCAAACTATTCTAATGTTGGCATGGGTATAAGATCTATCTTTATACCAGAGGAAGGTTGTGAATGGGGTTGCTTTGACTACAGTCAACAAGAGCCAAGACTTGTTCTACATTTTGCTTCTATAACACCTGGGATGATAGGTATAGGTGATATGTTGGAGAGATACAGAAGCGATAAAGCACCGGACTTCCACTCCGAGATTGCTGATTTAACTGGTTTAGAAAGAAGACAGGCTAAAGCTATTAGTTTAGGTCTGTTCTATGGTATGGGAAAAGCAAAACTTCAAGCACAGTTGGGTATAAACGACGATAAGAAAGCACAAGATATATTAAGATCGTACGACTACAAAGTTCCCTTTGTAAAAAAACTTATTAAACAAGTTATGAATAGAGCACAAGATAGAGGTAAAGTTAGAACACTATTAGGTAGATCTTGTAGATTTAATTTATGGGAGCCGGCTCAGTTTGGTGTTCACAAACCACTTCCACATAACGAAGCATACACTGAGTATGGTCCACAGATAAGAAGAGCGTTTACGTACAAAGCTTTGAACAAACTTATACAGGGATCTGCGGCTGATATGACAAAACAAGCCATGGTAAATTTACACGCAGAAGGTATAATACCAGAGGTGCAACTACATGACGAGTTAGATATTTCTATTGAAGATGAAAACAAGAAGAAAAAAATAATTGAGATTATGGAAAATGCTGTTAAGTTAGAAGTTCCAAATAAGGTAGATTGTGAGACAGGTGAGAATTGGGGTTCGATAGAGGGTGAGGATGATATTGACAAAAACTTTTTTTAATTATGGCTTATTTAAATGCGAACATACCACCGGAATACGCACAGATCAGAAAGGAGTATCTGTATGACCTTAAGAAACATCATGGTGAAGTTGAAGACTGCATTATCTTTGGTCTATCGGCTATTACAGGGCGTAGTATCCTTTTTCATTGTATTATGGAAAATGGAGCTATCTACTATCGTCTCCCGATATCTGCATTCATTCAAAGAGGGTTTAAACCGCAAGAAGTTCCTAGACGTAGACTTGACGAGTTACAGCTTTGGAATTGCTTTAGTTATTATCCTGCTGTGCATTCTTGGGATATTTTAGAAGCACAAGCTGGTAAATACATAGGAAAAGACAAGAAATGGCACCATGG